ATATAATATGTCCCATATTTATGTATAATATAGATGTAAGTTAATTTTATTGAAACAAGGAGAAAAAATGAAACAAGAATATTACAAGAAGGACGAAATCAAACAACACTTTGACGACTTCCTAGAAGATCAAAGCCCTGAGTGGATAGAAGAACACATTGATGATATCCACCATTACGCCTTTAATGAGGATTATTACATCATTGGCTATTATCAAGCCGAGAAATGGGTAGGTAGTGCTTCAAATGCTTTTGATGTCCTTACAACAATACAAGAATATGAGGAGATGCACTTCGGGGAAGTCAACACAGATCTTGGAAACTCTGAAAACGTGGTCAACATGTACGCCTATATTGTGGGTGAGGAAGTCGTGCAGGAATGGCTAAAAGAAAGAGAAGCCATCTAATGCCCCTGGTTCGCGATCCGTTCAATAACTCCTATTTATCCCAACGGATCGCGGACACCTATCCCAAAGAAAAAATAAAAATAAACATGCTGAAAGAACGAGCAACGGGTGTGTGTTTTTATTTAATGGTGAAAGAACGGGCGTTCCGCTTTTTCCGTCTTTCACCATTAATCAAGGATTATTTACAGAATTATCTAAAAAAGTTTTTAATTCTTTCCAATTATGTGGGTACGAGAGAACAACGAGGGGTTTAATCCTTGTCCCCTGTTCGCTGATCTCTCGTATCTTCCCTCCACCATAGAGCCATATCTCAGATTTTCGAGGGTTACTCTCCGAGAACCGCTTGACCAAGATAAAACACGGACAATCTTCCCTTTCAACATGGAAGGCTATTTGGTGTGGTGAGATTGATATGCGATTACTTCTGCTTACTTTTAACTCAACCGTGAACAACCTTCCTTCCTCAGTAAAGCCCAACAAATCAGGTACGCCTTGTGTTGCCCAAGACTCTATCCTAATCCAACGATATTTAGGCAGATTTTTCTTTACCTGTTGCCAAAAATTTGTCTCAGGATTAGCCATAGTAAATTTTCATGGTTTAGTAAGCCTTTGTTTTATGGGATATATGAGTGGAAAAAGGCATAACTTGTCTGTATAATAAATAATAAAAACTAAAAAAGGATAAATTATGAAAACGATAACAGTATATTACAAAAATGTTTATGGCAACGAACTTTGCTATCCAAAGTGTGAGACTGCAAAGAAATTAGCCAAGCTGACCAACAGCAAAACTTTCACTCACACTCACCTCAACGACATTCAGTCACTCGGCTATGAAATTCTCGTAGAAGCCGAACACCAAAGAATCAAAGAAAACTTTTTAGATGAAGCCGAAACAAAAGGCTTCAACAGGGATCATCTAAGTGATCGCATAGAGTTTGTTGTAATCAAGTAGGGAGAATGAAATGGAAAAGAAAGGGTTGAAAAAACTTTGGTCTAAAGACCAAGAAAAACAATTAAAAGACCTTGCTGATGAAGGCTTTTTTTCTAAAGAAGACTATGAAAGTGGAAAGCGTCTAAGAGAAGCTTTTGGTTTTAAGGCTAAAGAAAAAGTAGGTTTGGTGGAGATATTTAGCGAAGAAGATAATGAACCAGTACATACAGGATATGAAATAGGTTATGAAGAAGAAGGTGCGTTGGAATATTTTTGGCAATCATTAGAAGATGACAAAGAAAAACGAGACGCTTATTTTGATGCAACCAAATACAAAATCGTCACTCACAAGTGGAAAGAGACCACAGACGCAGATGATGAGGCACAAGGTCTTAGAGATTGGGAGTGGTACATAGAAGTCTTTAAAATAAAGCCGGAGGTGTCTGATGATATTTAAAATAACTTATTATGACGTAATAGAAGCTGAAACAGAAGATGAAGCAGTTGAAACATTAAAAAGACAGTTAGCGTCTGATGTTGAATATGGAGACGTTAGTTGTTTTGAATTTGAGGAGATAAAAGATGAGTGAAATAACCGATAACCTAAAACATTTCCTAAAGGTGCAAAGCCTTCAGTTTGACCAAGCCAGAATACAGGCAACGAAACAAGCTGACGATTTAGGAATCACACAACACGAGCCGAGAATGTACTTCATTCAACAGAGAATGGACGAGCTTCTGGGTGTTTATTCAAGAAAGGATTGGGGGAAGAATGATGAGTAATCCAAATTTTGAATACTGGGTTGATGAAGAAGGAAAAACGGATACCGAACTGTCCTTATCTAGTGATGGTTTTCTCGAGCTGACTGAAAAACTAGAAGATCTTTTTGAGTCTTTTGGTTTAACTAGGGAAAAATCTGGAGATGAGTTTGCCTTTATCAGAGAAGATTTACTGGACTGTTTTAATAAACAGGCCAATGAGGAGGTGTCTGATGAAACTATATAACATTTATTACGACCAAGAAAAAGGAGAGCCACCTATATATCAAGGCACTACAAATAATCTTGATAAATGGTTAGAAGAAAACAACAAATTGATTTTAGAAGATGGCAATACTTTTATAGAACCTGAAACTTTAGATGATTTTATAATTGAAGAAGCTAATGCTTATATTTTTGAGGAGGTGTCCAAATGAAAGTCTGTATTTTGATAAAAAATTCCAAGTACGGACACGATTACGAAGTTTATTCTGAAACTGAGGCTAAAACGGTTGACTTGGAAAAGGAACAGGAGAAATGGCACGACTACTTACGGTCTAACGGAACAGAGCCAACTGAAGATGATTATCTTGATTGGTATGGTGATAGGACACCTTTTGTGACGGTTGTAAACGGGGGAAAGCGATGAGTAATGGCGCAAGAGTCACTTTTGATAGTGAAACAGGAAAAGGCAAAGTTTGGCTTGGTTGGGGTAGAGGCCATGTTCTTTTTGAAATAGACGAGCAAACAGGAGAACCTACAAACTGGGAAAACCCAAACGATAACGCAAGAAAAAATGTCAGCGATCTGCTGATACAACGAGCGAAAAAGATTTTTGAGCAACAAATGGGAGAGGGGGATGAGTAGTGCTAAAGAAAGAGACTATAAAGACACAGACTCTTTTGAGTTGTTTAAAAAAGACTTGGACAAGGTGTTAGAAAAACACTATCCAAACACAGATTATGAATGGGATTATCTGCCTGACAAATGGATTGAGTTAAGAGTGTGGATTAAGGAGTGGGAAGATGAGTAGAAGTATAGATGAACACAAACTCCTTGAAAAACTAAGAGAGGACGAGAACAAGTCACTAAAGAGACTTATAGGGAATGGACTGGCCAATCAAGAGGAACGAGATCAGTTGATTGGGGAAATTGCCTACATTAGTCATTTAATCATATGGTTAAAAGCGGAGGTGGGTGATGAGGAGTAATGAAATAAAAGAATACTATTCGTGTCTCTTATTGGAATTAGACATAACCCACGAAGATTTAATAACCATTATAGAGATTGCCCGAATTGCATTAGAGCAAGACTCATTCTCCTTTAATCGCATTGATATAGGACATGAACTCGATCTCTCCGATGAAGAACTAGAGAGAGTTTATAAACTTATCGAAAAAAAAGAGGTGGGCGATGAATGAACCAAAAGCCTATAGTTGGCTAGAAATAGCAAATATGCCCTTATGTTGCGTTTGTTGTGGCAGTAGGAACGTAGATCAAGAAAAAGATGTATGTTTAAACTGTGGATCAGATGAAGGTTTACTAGCAGATGAAAGGGAGGAAAGCGATTCAAAACAACGATTTACTGGACAAACGGAGAAGTTTGAGCAATCATTTAATGAGATTTTTATTAGCGGAGAGAGTGATGACTAAAATATGGCGAAAGCAAGAATGGGAACAACTAGAGCTATTCCCTAAACGGCCCACACAATATGAAGACCCTAGTTTCAAAATGTTTGTAAGGGGTATGTATGACGCAAATTGTAAAGAAAGAAGGGAACACGGGCAAAAAGAATACAAAAACATTTTTTCCTATTTCAGAAAAAACCACCAGTTTGTGTTTGATAAGTTTGAGGAAACACGAAAGGAGGAAAGTAATGTTTAGTAGCAAAGAAAAAGACTTCAAAGTGAGAGGCACTTACCGCTTAAGGAAAGAAGGTAGAAAAAATGAGTGGGTAGCGATAGACTCAAAAGGGCATGGAGTTAAGTTAGGGACAAGCGACCTTAAACAAGCAAAGAAACGAGCAGGGGTGGCTATAAAGAAAATGGAGAAAACGAGATGATTAGACACAGAACCCATTTGGAACTAGACCAGGCGAAAGACTTAATGACCGCCATAAACCAAAACCAACTACACGACCTCCTTCCTTTTTTAAGAATAGGTGTCAAAGGCGCAAAGAAAAGCTATCGTTTGTGTATTGATTGTCCCGCAGACAGTCACCCAAGAATAGTGAACAAGATACAGGATTCTTTGGGCCTCTCGTTCACTTGGGAGGAATACGATGAAAAAAAGGTTCTTGAAGAAGCTACAGGCATGACTCCTGAGTTTAAGAAGTACGCTCAAGAGGTAATGGGCGTCAAAAATTGATGAACTATCTGGACGAGTTTTTTAGCCCGATAGAACTAACCGATGTCGAGCTTCTCAGGGTTTACGAACACCTAAAAAAGAACCCTCCCGAAGACATGAACGAAGTTTTAAGTGTTTCCAACGAGCTTATTAACAGAGGGTGGAGAAAAATAGGTGTTGAGGAATGGGAGTGGCGAATACCGGGAGGCTAGTTTTCTTTCAAGCGCGTATGCTCATACAGGTTTTCCATGATCGTCTCAAACATTCTCCTAAAATCAGCGAGTTTCATAAAAGGTATATCCTGTTGGCTTTGATGGCTACAATATATTTTATAGCTGTCTTCGAGTTGTTGTTCTGTATAAAGAATCATTCTATTTCCTCAAACTCGGCTTCTTCGGCTTCGAGCAAAGGTTGGTAGTCTGCAAGTAAAGCGTCTATTTTCTGTTTTATTTGTTTTTCTGACAAAGCTTCGAGCGTACCCGTGCGAATCTCTTTTCTTTCAACATAAATTCCCGCTGCACGCCCTCTTTGCACTTCGGCAGAAACAGCGGCGGTCAAATTACCTTTATCAATGGCTTGGTCTCTGATTTCTGCTAGTTTCCTTATGTGTCTATTAAAAGTGACATCGAACTTTTGTTGTAGTTCGGACTCAAGCTCTTGTATATACTTAACAACTAAAGGGAATTTTCTAGGGTTGGTTAGCTCCGAAGCTCGAACATGTGCGCTTGACTTACCGTACCCCGCCTCGATAGCGCATTCCGTCTTTGTTTTTGTGCCGTCATTATAGACCAAGGCCCTCGAAAACCTTTTTTGCTTGTCCGTGAGGTGCTTTTTGTTGTTCCCTGTAGGGTTGCCAGAAACTGCGTTCATAGACACGATTTTACGGAAAAAATAGCCACAGTAAACCCCATAAGAGCAGTCTTATACGCTGAAACCCTTATAAAACAAGGGGAAAAATGTTAGACCATAAAACCTGTCCCATAAAAATCCTTTGTTTTTACTATGGCAAATGCGCAAAAACACCCTATTTTCCTTAGATTGTTAGATGAACATTAGACGGCCCATATAACATTGAAACCCTTATAGGGCTTATATTTGGAGCAAAATACTTCGTGTTAGACGAAAAACGTTGGGTGCGCCTGATAGTCTTTTTCTCTGAAAAACTCAAAAATCCATCTAAGATATAATGTTTTGATGAAAAGCAGGGTATATAGGGTTTGGAGTATTATATTATATGTTAGTTAGACGGACTCATCTTCATCTAACATTTTTGCCAATTAAACCGGGGGAGTTATTTCCCCCGGTTCAACCTGAGCCGTTCCTAAACGCGCAAACATCTCTTCTCGGCTCATTTGTTTGTTTTCTCCTCCGAAACAACGGCGATCAGTTTATCCAAGTACCACCGGGCCTTCTTTAGATCCTCGATTGGTTTTCCCTTATGCCTAAATCTCAAAAGATACTTCAAGATGTTCCCGAGCAAGTAGCCGATAAAGCCCCGGTCCCCGGTTCGCTCTCCACTGGTCGCTATCTCAATAACATCAATCACTTCCATTTCACCTTGCTTATAGTGCGGCGGATGGTTGACCATATCCTTCTTAGCCACCGTGCAACCACTCCTTGACCTCGCCTAACACCTCATTACTGATCTTCACTTTCTTGCGCAATGACTCCAATATCTTCTCGTCCACGGTCCCCGGCACCACTAAATCCACATAAGTACAACGGTTGGCCTGTCCGATCCGGTGAATACGGTCCTCGGCTTGTAACCTCAATTCCAAATCATAGCTGTTGGAGTAAAAGATCATCGTATCCGCCGCGGTCAATGTGAGTCCACGGCCCCCGGTGTGCGGATTGGACACAAAGAACCGCAGTTCGCTGTCCTCGTCTTGAAAATCGTCCAACACCTTCTCACGCCGACTCACCGAAGTCAGTCCGTAAAACGAGGCCACACTCTCCGCCCCGTACTTCTCGCCAATCGCCTGTTCCAGTCCCTCAATATCGGTCTGAAACACCGCAAAGATAATCACCTTGCCCCGCGTTTCCTCCAATAAAGAGAGCACTTCTTTCACCCGATTGTTCTTCAGAACCACCGTATTGCCGTCTCCGTCCCGTAAACTCCCTGCCACCACTTGTTGCAACCGCATCAACTGCGTTAGCACACTTTGCGTACTGAACAAATTGTCCTCGATAATCATTAAGGCTTCCTTTTTCATGGTGTGATAAGCGTCTTTTTGCTCTTGCGTCATCTCGATTTCTCGGCGCATATAAACTTTTTCCGGTAAATCCAGACACTCGTCCTTGGTGTAGCGCACGGAAAAATCACTCAGCGCACCCTGCAACTCGTCCAGGCGTTGAAAATCCACGATTTCCTGAAAACTTCGTCCGCGTCCCAGTTGTCGCTGTTTAATCACAGCATACCTGGCGCGAAACGCGTAATAACTAGAGAACC